ACTACAGAATCAAAATTAAATTTTGGTAAATCGTCAGCTTTTACCAGTACTCCCATTTCGTCTGCATGTCTATTTGTAAATGCCGGTGCATTCATTGCTGTTTTGTCTAATTCAAAATGAACATAGAACAGAAATTTAGTTCTGGGAGCCAGTCTAAATGTGTCGTCAACAAACACTCTAGAAGCATGTTGCCAGTTCCCCATTAATCCTTTAGGATTAAGGAATCCCCCTACAGCTCCCTGTGTGAGATATTTGATAAATTTATTTGCCATATAGATATTTATGCCGTAAAAAAACCCGGATTTTATCCGGGTTTTTATTATCTCGTTGAAATATTAGCCTGCGCCGCCTTGACCTGTAGCTAGTTCGCTGACGGTTCTTGCAATTGCTGTTCCAGTACCAACTCCTACGGGACTTTGAATCAAGCTGTCAAATCTAATTGTTAGTGCAATTTGTACAGCTTCGTTGGTTGCGTAGTTGAGGTCTCCGTAGTCTGCATTTTGCAAGAAACATCCAAATAATTCAAATGTTTCAAGAACTGCGGCTGCTTGTTGACCGTTGCCACCATCTAAGATTTCAATTTTAGTCTTAAACTTATAGTCAATACCACTTCTTGCACTTGATTGTTCAAAAAAGTCAAATTGCTTTTGAACCTGTTGACCTACCAGTTTAATCACATTGCCGTTGGCATCATCTCTAAGATTTAGTGTTATTGGCTCAAGAGTGTATTTGCCTGCCATGTACACTTTCGAGTTGTAAATTGGTAGTTCAATTTCTTCAAAACCAATCTTAGGTCTAGATACGTCAACTACCTGTCTAGTAAGTTGAACTGCTTCTGTTGTGTTTACTCCAAATCCTTCAAATGAAACCCGAAACCTATATTTAAGTTTAGGCATCAACAGACCGGCGTTGGTGCCTGGCCCTGCTGTTTGGATCGACATATTGCTCAGTGTTGTAATTGCCATTTGTTATGCTCCGTATTGTATTTATGTCAAACTATAGACGTTAAATCTCACCTGTGTTTTTAATGCGCAGTGGAATGTAAACAAATTCAACGGCTTTAACTGGTTCAATAGCAACGTCTACCCATAGCTCGTTGCGATCTATTCTACTGCCTGTGTTATTTGATTCATCGCATACCACAGCAAAGTCATATATAGCTCTCAAGCCTACCAATTCTAACAGCAAGCTCTCAACAGCACCTCTAATTTCGTCTCTGGTGATCTGATCGTTTGGTTCAAAAATGTATGGACGAGCAAGTTTGTTTAACTGGCTGCGTAGATATACTACTAGTCTAGCAACGTTGATTCGGTCTAATGCACTTGCATTTCTAGCACGAGTTTTTTGACCATAAGCTACGTGTCCAACTCCCACAAAGAATGGAATAGGATTAATTTTTAAATCATATAGTGTGTCGCGCTGACCTTCATTTAGTGCAACAGTTTGGAATTCTCCAGTTGCAGCGTCTATGTATCCTACAGATGTAGCATTAGTAATACCGCCACGTCTTGTGCCTGCTGGAGCAAACCAAGGATATGAAACTGCATCACTTAGTGCAATGGTTCTTAACATCATGTGTGATGCTGGAACAACTGCATTAGCGCCGCCTAGGTCTGTGGTAAATCCGTTTGGATAATACACTGCACAGTATTCGTCGTAGCTGACAATACCGTCATCACCGTTGTCAAGCACCAGTCTAGCATTAGTACCATAATTCACTAGGCTAGTTGAATCGGATGGTAAACGTAATGGAGTATCGCCTAACACAAATGCTGTCAATCCACGATCAATGTTTAGGTTAATCATGTTGCTGAGAACTTCTGGATATCCTGGGCAGGAAATCAAATTAAAGTTTCTGCGTTCTTCGTCACGAATTTCAGAGCTAGTGTCTATCGCACTCTTTAGTGCAGATACTATAACTTTACGTTGTGCTTTACGTCCAAAACTTCCTGATCCATCTTCGTTGTTAGCTGATGCTGTTACCCAACGATCTGGTTGGTCATAGTATCCCAACGAATCAAAACTTTCTCCGTCGCCGGCACCAAATCTAGGATTGTTATCTAAACCTAGACTAGTGATATAGCCATTTACATATTTTTTAACATTGCCGCTGCTTCTTCGTGTATTCCACAGCAACATTCCTCTTGGATATAAATCTGAATCTGGTGCGTCAGGATCTAGATAGCTGTTGGTTAACAAATCTTTGATAAGAGCAGCAGTATTTCCAGTCGCTCCGCTGGATCCATATCTTGCATCGGCAAACAATACACCTTCTTCAGTGGTCTGATCAGTTTTGTCTAACAATTTCCATTCTAAATCAATTACGCCATCGTAGCGATAAATTGCAGGATAATTTTCTATATCTGCTGTGCTGATCCATAGATCGCCGTCTACTAGTGGTGTGCCGTCGCTTTGTGTAGTTGGCTCTGTAGCACCAACTTGAGGACCAAGCGGATCTGAATTTGGGAAAGCTGTGGCAGTTCTGTAGCCAACAAATGTATCTCCGTTGTGATACATGATATCAACATCGCCAACATCAGCATTGTACCAGTATGTTCCGTCGGCTGCTTCGTTTAATGGTGATGTGCTGCTGGCTGCAAAATCTTCAGCAGCCAATGGCTTCCAGTTAGATGCTAGATAGTCTTCTGCGGCATCTGTTGGTAGTGCGTAGAAATTTAGTGTACCAGCACCAGAGTCTATGTTGTAATTAGTGAACAGTGTAGCAATTGGTGTGCCTGCGCCGTCTGTGAACCGAATATCACCGCCTGTTTTGTGTCTAATTGATACTTCGTTGTCTGCGGTAACACTAGCTTCAATTTGGCTAAGAATTGCGTCGCCGTTACTATCTACTCCAAAGTCTGCTGCGTTAATTGCCGCAGCAATTAATTCTGCATCAGCAGTATTACCATTAGCAGTAAACGAAACTGTACCAGATACAGCTAGAGTTAAGCTGCCAGGATAGGATTGCTTCATTGTAAAGTTTTTTGTACCATTAAATGAAGTTGATGTAATTGCTGCTGAAGTTATAACTGTACTGCCTGTGGCACTTCTGTAATATGTTTTAAATTCTGCTAGAACTGAGTTATCAGAAGTATTGACTTCTTCACTGTTATATTTGACAAATAAATTGTTTACAGCAAGATTAACGCCGCCGCCGGATCTATCTAGATAATAAAGTGCAGCGTGGCTGTTTTCATACAGAGGAGCAGATATTGCTTGCCAGGTCTTGGTAGCAGAACTCCACTTTTTAATTCTCCATCGTGCTCCGTTGTTTGGCTCTGTGGTTTTGATCCATACAGAACCAGTTTGGCGTGGTTCAGCGGCAGCTGTTCTCCACTGGGGCACGTTGGTGTGAGTTGAAATTTGTAATCTTGGTGGGTAGTATTCTTTAGCTTCAAATCCTAGATCAGCTAGTGCTGTTCCTGTACCGACTGCAAGTTCAATAGTTCCTGTCTGTGTTGAATCACCACCACCTGCGGATCCATCTGAGTAAAGATAAAGAGCAGTGCCTACTAGTTTAGCACTGATACCTAGTCCAGTTAAAGTTACATCTGTGTTGATAGAATTTCTTAAATTAGTAAGTCTTTGTGAAAGAGTAGCACCTGAAATACTAACAGTTGTTCCGTTAATCTTAATTGAGTGACCTGCAGTTAAGGATGTAGTTGATACGCCTGGCGCAGTTGGCCAGCTAGCTTTCCACTCAGGGCTTCCAACTAGTACCCATTGACCTGCTGTTAGAGTTAAACCGTCGGCTAGGGTATTACCTGGGCTTTTGTACCAAATTCTTGCGGCTTCTTGATTAGCAAACACAGGGTGTGTACCACCGTCACCGATAGTTTCAAGTACCACTGCATAGTCACCTATAGAACCTACTGAAGATTTAGGAGCATTTGATGCTATTTGATCTACTTGATCGTCTGTGAGTACTATTGGAGTTTTATTTGTGAACTTTTGACCGCCGGTAGTTGACCCAGCAGCTCCGTTCCATTCTTGAATGCCCCACAAAGTGGCAGCAGTATCAACCCACCACTGTCCATCTGCCGGTTCCGCTCCCGGGGCCGCTGTTGTTGCTGCTAGTTGTCCTAGGTCAATGTCTGCTCTAACAATAAATGCAGAACTTGATGCACCTAGGTAACTGTAAGCAGTAAGTAATCCATATTCGTTTCTTTCGCCGCCGTGTATAGGAGACGAACTGGCAGTTTTCTCAAAGAAAGGAACACCAAAAGTCTCAACAAGATCGCGTTGACTGGTGATTTTAAATGCCTTTCCTGCGTTAACTTTGGTTGTACCCGCTGCTGTGGCTGTGCCCGCTGCATTTAGTTTACTTGTTTTTGTGGCCACTACGATAAGAGGAGTTGTGCCGGGTTCGGCTGGTGTATAAAAACTCTCGTCAATTACCGTTACTTGTACGCCTGGTGATGTAAGTGCCATTCGAATGTCTCCTGGGGTTAATTCAATGTACTAATATTTAGCGACAAATCTAAAAAACCGGGAGTTACGAGTACCTCAAAAGGGGAGAAAAAGGTGTGGTTTATTAAATATAGTATGAGACCTTTATGTAAATGTGGCCAAAGACCCCGGGCTATAAACTATATTAAAAATAACAAAACATATTATCGCAGTCTCTGTGAAATTTGTATGCACAACGGGTTATCTCACGGAATTCCAAGATGGCAGAGATCCGGATATGCGTTAAAAAATCATTGCGAAAAATGCGGCTTTCGCAGCCCACATCGTGAAATATTTAGAGTATTTCATGTTGACGGCAATTTAGATCATTGCCGCCACAGCAATTTAAAAACTGTCTGTTGTAACTGTGCTCAGATATTAAGCAAAGATGGAACTACTTGGCGGCAGGGAGATCTTGTCGCCGACTACTAGACGAGCTGACTGTTTATAAAGATCATCAATAGAACCGTTGTTGTCAACGACTACATCAAAGTCACTGCCTAACCAGGCCCACTCGCTGGCATGTATTTTGCGCATTTTCATCGCATTTAATCCTACGTTGTTGCCTTGATTTGCACTGACTGCATCGGCGTACCAGTCAGGTAGTGTGCCCCTTTGTACCCAAACAATACTGCCGCCGGCCTGTTTTAAAGATTCAATTTCATTAGGAAATCTGCAATCTGAAATAACAATATTATCTCGACTATTACGCAGTTTATTTTCTAAACTGGCAATCCATATGTCATCGTGAAATGCTCGTCGGCATACTTCAGTGCCCCAGTATTGTAATACCCAGCGTGGAGTTAGAGTTGGCATATCTAGACGTTCTGCCCACCACGGATCTACTTGTTCCCGCCACTCTCGAGCCTGTGCTGTGCGTCCTTCCAGCATGGTTCGGTCCCAGCCGAACACCGAACTTACCGCATCTTTTAATGTGCTGGCAAATGATTCTCGTCTAAATCCGTGAAAGTTAACCAAGTAGTCAGCAACTGTATCTTTGCCGCTGCCTATAAATCCGCAAATGCCTATGATCATAATATTCTCCAATTAAGAATATTATAGTATATTAAGATTTTTAAGTCAACCTATTATCCAGGTGTATCCTGCACCGCCGGGAACTAATTTCATCAAATCATCTATAAGTTTTTCCATCTCTGCTTGCGCTTCTGTAATCAGTGCTGCGCCGTTGAGCTGTGTTCCGCCTTGAGGTCCTGCTACTTGTCCAAACTTTGATCGAGCTTGTCCTAGCATCATTTTGCAGTTGGCTAGACAGTAGTCTTTGACCCATTGCCCACTGTAGACATCTTCTATAATTGCAGTGTCTGGTTTGGTCATGTATACCTGTAACATAACACTTTCTTCAGTTCTAGGTCTTTGATGAATCATTAATTTATGACTCTGAGGATTCCAATTAAAGTTAATAAAACTGCCAAACATTTTTCCTATTAATTCTTGATAGCCACTGAATAGTTCATAGGTTAGCAGCCCGCCCATATTTGTTGACGACAGCAAATATGTATTAGAGTAAGCTAGATTAAATGGTTCAAAAACAGTACCGCCCGACCCGCCTCCTGTACGTGAACCAATACTGCGTCTAAATATTTGACGCACCTGCTGTATTTCTTTTGGTAACACATACTCGTTGGTGTCTTCTAACAAGGTTAAAAACACGTAAGATTCTTCCACAGAATTATCGCTACGCTGGCGGAAAACCGACAATGATCTATTCAGTGCAGTTTCATAGTGCTGTGGGTCTAGTTCAATGTCTATCATGCCGTCACCCAGCATGTTTTTACAATAATCATAGACGCTTTGTTTAACTTGATTTATTTGACTCATACAAGTATTTATCGTAGCGGTAAATATATGACTATGCCAAGACTAAGCCTGTACCGCCCAGAAAAGGGCAACGATTTTAAATTTATAGACAAATCTATTTGGGAAATGTTTCAAATAGGTGGTACCGACGTTTTTATCCACAAATATCTTGGGCCAGGGTCTTCCACAGACACTAGTCCAACTACTCCCAGCTACACGGGCAACAGCGTTAGTAACATACAAGACCTATTGTTCTTAGAAAACAGAGATAGAAAATACGATTCTGATATATACCTGTTACGGGGAATTTATAACATTCAAGACACTGATTTCAACCTCAGTCAATTTGGATTGTTTTTGCAAAACGACACGATCTTTGTGAGTTTTCATATCAACGACACTGTAGAGAAATTAGGAAGAAAATTAATTGCCGGTGATGTAATAGAATTACCGCATTTAAAAGATCAATTTGCACTAAACGATTTTAAATTTTCTTTAAAAAGATTTTATGTCATAGAAGAAATTTCTAGAGCAGCAGAAGGATTTTCTGCCACTTGGTATCCACATCTTTATCGTGCTAAATGTAAACCGTTAGTAGACAGTCAAGAATTTAGTGAAATATTAGATGGGCTTGCAGATGATACCGGCGCCGACACTTCAACTAGCCTTAGAGATATACTCAGTACCTACGAAAAAGAAATGCAGATTACACAGGCTGTGTTAGATCAAGCTGAAAGCGATGCTCCTCGAAGCGGCTACGACACTACTGCATACTACTCTCTTCAGTTAGATCAAGAAACTGGAAAAACTACTTTGGTTTCTGTTGACGCTTCGGCAATAACTGTTGATCACGGGGTACAGGCCACAGACGATAGTGGGTTCCCGTTAGTGGATGATAATGGAGATCCTATATATGTAGGAGCCACAGCTAGCTCTGAAATATTGTCGCCGAGCG